TGTCAAGATCGCCTGTAGCAATTCTCAGAGTGTCCCCGGCATCCAATGACTTATTAGCGGTCAAAGTTCCGTGAACTAACAAATTTCCCGAAGTTAAAGCATCGTGAATTCCAATAGCTACAACAGTACATGCAGGCATATCAACAAAGTCAACATCAGCACTATTCTGAGTAGCGCCGCTTGCGGCAGCATCAAACGTTGCTGTCTGGCGCGCATACGACCCCCCAGACACTTCTGTTCCACCACCCGTATCATCGGGTGCAACAGTATACAATGCTATATAAATTGTAGAAGGCATTGTATAAGATGTTGTACCAAGAAAATGGTCCAACAGTTTATTTTCTAAATAATCACTAAGATTACCAGCCATTAGTTATTCTCCTTATAATAATCTTCAAGCTCCAACTGACTTGGTAACCTGAAATTATCTAAGCTCAAAAGATGATCTGCCTCATCCATATCAAGCTCATAAATTCTATTTTCTCTAGTAAATCTAAAACCAGACTTTGTTACTTAAGCAGATCCACTGTCAAAATAAACAAACTTCTTACCAGACTTTGCTTTTGCAACTTTTCTTTTAGGATTTTCATCACTATCAGTTTTAACAACTTTTTCTTTTGCAGCAGCTGGCTTAGTTGCCTTCTTAGCAGGAGCAGGTGCTACATCCTCTGATTTAATAACGTTTTCGCTCATACCAGTCAATACTACCATAAATTTAATTATAAAACACCAAGGGCCGGATTTTTTGTCCGGCCCCTGGCATTCTTAAGTTGTAACTACAACAGCCCTAAGATCAGAGCGAACGCAGTTTCACGTTCTTAGCAATCACATACGAATCAGCATTCTCAATGTTCGAAGCAACTCGCATATACTGCGTGTACTGAATGGTGTCGGTCTTCGGCTGGAACTGACGGTACACCGTGATGTCACGATGCAGACCAACAATTCTGTTGTTGGGCTGAGTCAACTCAACATAGCCGTGCGAACCAGCAGCACCAGAGTAGTCTCCGGTCACGGTCTCGGGCATCAACGGAACCTCAACCAGCGGGATACCAAACGGAGCCAGACCGGTTGCACCTGCACCACCATTGGCGCGCATAGCACCAGTGAGGAATGCGGCATCACCCATCGTGGAACCGGGCGACGGAGCGCCAGCGGTAGCCTCAGTAGCAGAGTTCGGGTTCTGGAGGCTAAAGATAGCATCCTGAACAACGCCAGAGCCAGTGAAGAACTTCAGTTCATTACGACGCTGCAAGTACTTAGTCGGCAAGTTACGGAGAACACGATCAAACGTAGCTCTCGAAACATTGTTACCACCCTCATCGACGGTCGTACCGCTAGCAAGAGCCAACTTCACGAAACCATCAAGAGCCTTCAACAGAGTGTTGGCCGAAGAGGTGTTACCATTGATAAGGAGATCATCCATATCATTGGCGGTCTGACGAGCCATCACCTGAGCGATATGATCCTCAAGCGACGGGCCTTCGATGTTGTCCTCAAGGGACTCAGTGCTGATCTCCCAATCCAGACGCAGTTTAACGCTCGAAAGCGAAACCTTGCTGAAGGTGACAGCGGCATTCGAGCCATCGTTGGTAGCCTCGGTTGCCTTAGCCAGCAGGCGAGTACCCACCGACAACTTGTCGATATCCATCGACGGGGTGCGCATACGAACGACGCGCGAATTCTGCATGAGCACAGACTGATCGATCACGAAATCAAGGAAACGATTTGCCTGCTCAGCGTTGAGAAGTCCACCAGAAGCGTTGCCAACAACGCTAGTGGTCACTTCGTTAGCCTTTGCTAAAATATCTTCTTGAGTAGCCATTTTTTTATAATCCTCCTAAAATCACGACTTGTAGCCAAGGGACTTAACCAGACCCTCCGGCAAGTAAATGTTTCCCCAGAACGACTTGTCAGACTTCTTCAGCTCTTCGCCTTCAGCATCATCGTCGTCTTCTGGATCTACGCTCTTCTTAACTGCACCAGCCGAAGCGAAAGCATCAACCTTTTCGGCCTGCTCAGCAACAGCCTGCTCAGCCGAAGCAAGCTTGTCAGCAAGCTCGGCATTCTTTTCTTCAATTCCCTTGGTCAGGTCATCAATCTTAGCGGTAACGCTTGCTTCAACCTCTTCTTTCAAAGAAGCGGCAAAATCGGTAAGCCTCTGATCGATAACACTTCCGAGGGCTTCCTTAAGGATTTCAATATCCATATCTTCCTCCAATGTGTTATTTTCCGCTTCAACAATTTCGGTTGAAGCAATTACTTCGGTCTCTTCAGACTTAGAAATCTCCTCATCTGGAACCAACCAATTGATGAATCTCTTCATCAAAGAAAGTTTACTATCTTCAGATGAATCCATAGTATTCACCCTATCATAATTATCATCATTTTGCAAATTATCAATAGTATCTTCATCAAGCATATCTGATTTAATAAATTCTTTCATCAGCTCAAGTTCTTCCATATTATCATACTCCTCACAACTATTGCATCCACATGAACAAGTTTTTTCAAATTCAATAAGATCAGACTTCGATGTGCAATTATCTAGCTGACGAACTTTAGATCTGGCCCAAACCCAGCCGGGAGTGCCGCCCCAAAGATTCCATGCAATACGACCATTTGACGGATAACCATCATCGCCAGGGTCAGCCCCCGTTGCTCTTAAATCAACAGCATGACGAGGGAAATATCTAGCGACTTTTCTAACAAACTCAGGGCTTGCCGTCCCACCAGCCGCAAGACGGCGAGCAGAACTTAAGCCAACGCTTGTACCACCACGGCCATGTTCTTTTCTTTGATCAAGACCGACTTGCGCCATTCTTTGAACCGATGCGGGGATCTTTAGATTGATATCATCACACGCAATTTTAAGAATGTAATCAAGGTTCCCATCATCAGCCATCTTAACAATATCAATAACAGCATTTTGATTTGCGGGATTATCTACTAAACTTAACTCACCAAGTTCGTATTTTTTAATAATAGAAGCAGGTCTACCTCTAAACATCTTCTTGGAGTCAATCTCTCTTTCAAGGATTCTCCCACCAATAGAAAATGATCGAAGCGTGCCATCAAGCACCTTCTCCCAGGTATCCTGAGCGCCCTTGGAGATATAAGCCTCAACTCTCATGGCATTATATTCTTGCCCATCGTCACCTTTAATCTTGACTGGCTCATACTTGATTGCTTTACCAACAGCAATAGGAGAATGCATCTCACGAATATTGCCGGCCCAAGAACTAAAGGCTTCAACAGAAGCTTTGAAATCAACAATATCTCCAGACTTATCAATATTATCAGCAGTTGCTATACCAGAAACAATTCGCTCTTCTTTCTTGATAAAAGAGATAGGAAAAGTAAAATTAAAATCTTCCATATAAACCTCTATAGTACTGTATTTTTATTTAAAATACAAATTATGCTACAGCATAAACGGCAACTGTTGAACTCTCTGTAATGACTTCAATCTTAGTATAGTCACCTGGGACACAAACATAGTTATGAACGTGACCCTGCGAATCGGGAATCCACACAGAATGAGGACCACCATTAAGTTTTACCTCAACCCAATGGTTTGTATCAACATTTGCGATATAAACAGCACTTGTATGACCAGGCAATTGGATTTCACCATCACCATCCGTCAAAGCGCCATTGCTATAAACAATACCCATACTCATTATTAAACCTCCGTATTACGGCCAGCATCTTGTTCCTGACCTCTTTCAGCTCTATCACCTGTAGCATTAGCATCGCTAGCGCCAGCAGGCGTATCAGATCTCGCCTTGGGCGGAGCCGATGATTGATTATTACTATTCATCGGTGGAGCGCCTGGGCCTTCTTTCTTAATCTTGGTGGGGAAAGGAAGAACAACATCGCCATCCTCTCTTTCCGGCAAACCAAGTTCACCTCTAACCTCATTAGGACTAACAACCTCAGTTCGCAGATATCTATCATAGATACGAGACTGAATGTCCTCATCAACAAGATCAATTCTCTTGAATCTCATATATACAAGATCAGTAAACTCTTGAATAATTTTATTCATCTTCTTTTCAATAACAGCCTGATCTGGACCGATAACCTGAGTTTTGAATGTCTTGTCGGCATCTCTAGAGACCGCTAAGTTGGCGTTATCATACACGCCAACCTTAGGGGCGGGAACTCGGTTAGCAACTAAGATCTCATCTCGGTTAGACTTTCTATATTTATCAAAAGAAGCGTCTTGAACATTGGCTTCTAATTTTTCAAACTTGATATCAGCATCTGAACCAATAGAGGAGGGAATAGGAATAACAAGAGTTCCATGATTCCTACCCTTCACTTCATTTCTAAAATAATTAACAAGTTCTTGCTTAGACTTAGCGCTAAGTTTTGCACCCTTCAAGATAATTGCATATCTAGGAATTGCTTTATTTTCAAAGTAGTCAATGTTGTACTCTTTAGCATATTTATCGCCAACAATTGCTGCAGCCGCAGAAACAGCAGCAGGAATACCATAATATGTATTATTCGGTGAGTAAGTTTTAAAATGAATTAGCTCATTAGGATTAGAATCTGCATTGATCGGATCTGGGGTTTCATCATCTTGGAAGTTTCTAAAGAACACAGCCTGAATCTTGTTACTCTTTGCAATCTGAACATAGCCATCCCTCTTTCTACGAACTCTAACCAAAGTTGCTGGGACATGGCCAATATAACCAATCTTTCCAGAATTAGTTCTACCTATCTCAAGATAACCATTACCG